GAAAAAGTTGACATGACTGGCTTTGTGTTCTTAAATGTTTCGACCATGTGATAAGAATCACAAAACCCTTTATTAATTTCAGAATAGTAATCGAAAACGCTCACCTCACCTATTAGACTCTCTAGCGTTTTATTTGAGACAAGGGTTATATCTACAAAAAGCCCAGATCTAGCGTATTGCTGTAAAATACCCCTAGTCAATCTCTCTTGCAAAGCCTGCTGTTCTGATAGAAAATCAACCTCTGGATGAAAATATACTACCTTTATTTGAACACCTCTATTATAGAGCGACTCCAAGACCCTCAAGGATAAAGCGCTAGATATCGATGCACCGCAAACAAAGAAAGTAACATTCTCTTTTATGTTTTTCAAAAAACCAATCTTCTTGACTATATCCAGCTCTTCATATTCTTCTGGTTTATCTAAGAGAGGAAGTCTAAATGAATTTTTTGACTTTTCTACTTCATTGGAAATCTCATATATGTTATATATGTCATATTGCTTCAATGAAGATACAATATTGCAAGCCGCATTTCCCAGAGCTAAAATATTTTTCAAATTATTAATTCCTTCAAGTTTCCAAAGTTTTTGCCGATTCTAATACTAGAGAGAAAATTTCCAAACATGTTATTCTCAAAAGTGTTCTTTATTTCTTGCACCAAATCATGATCCTCTTTACAAAAATCCAATACAACAGAGTCGTGCATCGTAAAAGAAACAAAACTTTTTCTCTTGTTCAAAATTTTCATAATCTTATAGGCATTCTCTAAAACTATATCACTAGTCGTCGATTGTGTCAAATAGTTTAAAGCTTTTCTGTCATCGACTCTCAATTCTCTTCCGAATGGGGTGGTTATGGTTCCATTTTTGTAATGATTTCTGTAAATGGTCTTATCATAAAACTTCTCCAAATTACGATCCCTTGCTTTTGGATTATAAAGCCAAGCGAAAAATCTTGCTTTCACCTCTGATCTTTTTGTGAGGTCTTTAGCTGCTGTGATTCTGTTAAACTCATGAATGTCATAAGCTGGCTGGTCTGTGCCCGAAAGCCCCAAAAGGGTTCTAATCTCTGCTCCGTTAAGATCCAGTTCTAAGAACATGTCATTCCATGGCGTGACCGACGATCGATCAGACTTACTTAAGCTCAAAATTGGATAGGAATTTTTTACCGTTGTTAGTCTACCTGTCGCAGAAGACAAAAAGTCGTATTTGACCTTTCTTTTTTCTCCATTTACATTAAGAGGATTTCTTGAAATGGAGTCCACAAGAACGTGAATTTTATGGAGAATATCATAGTCTGGTGGTGGTGGGATTGCTGATGCTACTTTTCTCATGGCTGATTCTCTAATCGAGAACCACCGGTTTAAGATATGGTCAGGCAGAGAATCAAAAAAACAAAGAGCTGACAAATCTAGTTTCGCTGTAATGGCTGCTGCACGGTGCGAATGAATAGATCTCTCAGTTTCTAAATACCTCGCAGGGTCGGGAGCAAAATCGGATAAGCTGTTGTTCTTCAAATACAAAGATAAAAATCTGTATTTTTTATCCTCCCCTAAACCAGGAGAGGACTTCCACAAGAAATCAACGTCTGATAAGGCGTTTTCAAGATTTTCAAAATAAAACTTATTTTCAACATAGGCACCCACACAGGCACTTTCCATGTCAAGAGTTTGGGCTACCTTCACTGTACTTTTCATAAATATTTCTTATGTAGTTAGACATTATATGACCTACGGTATCTATTGCCTGTTCTAATCCATATACCTTGTTCTGCATTAGGACATTTTCTTTGTGAATCCTAAATTCACGGTCGTTATATATGTTCAGCTCCAACATTCGAACAAAAACTAGCAGCTCTAGCCAATCTTCTGTTTTTAGCATATCCGCGCCGGGTCGGAAAACGTTAATTTGTTCAATTGCCGCGGTGGAGCTATTATACTCTTTTCTCACGTAAAATGGAACTTGATTTCTTATATCGTTATAGACCTTTAGCGTAAAATCTTGAAGTGCCCATAGGTCATCTCTATGTGATTTTAATCTATATATTGAATCCATTATATAATTTGTATCGTAACTTGTCAAGGACTCTTTTTGTGTTTCTGGGACGTCCCGTCGTAAATATAATTTAATATTAGGGTGTTGCATGTTCGCATACAGTCTCCAAGGAGCGTATTTGTCGATAAAAAACCCATAATTAGATGCGTACTGTAGAAAGCATTGGAAGTTTTCATCTTGCAATATTTTGCCTTTTTCTAGATCACTATTGTAGTCCAATTTTGCCATCTCCAAGACAAGACCAGAACTTCTAGTGTGGTTGTGATTAGAAAGTAGGACTCCACTTTTTGTAATTGGAAATTCCTTTAAGTGCCTTAAAAGCAAGTGTTTTAATGCATCTAGATAGCAGTTATAGTCGTTTACAGATCTGTTATTTTTTAATAAATTAGAGTATTTTACTCCAACGTACGTTATATAATCATTATATATGCTCTCGTAAGACTCATAACCAAGAACAGGAGTGCAGCCATCCAGGAACTCTGGAAAACCTATCGTTGTGTTTTCAATTATTGCTAAATAATCCTTTCTAAATGCGGAAAAGGCGTCTGCCACGAAAGATAAACACCTCACATCGTCAGCATAACCGGGGAAGCCCTTGAAAATCTCCGGATCATCTACCAAAAAAACTGGCTGATAATTTGGATTAATGAACCCATAAGAATACTTCTCATAAAGCGTATCAATCATACCTTCATAATCTACCATTCTTTTATATTTGGATCTTTCAGAAATCTCGGTCCTTATTCGACCTGTTGATCCCCCTCTAAATATTGTTTTTTCGTCGGACATCACCACCTCCTCAGACACTTACAAGTTTAACAGCACTTGAAGCCGGGTTTGTGTCATTAATCTCTATAGTTTGCCCCTTGTCTAAGTTGTACCTGACGGCGCCTGTAGATGGGTTTATAGTTTTGTCGACTACGCCAGGAATTGAGACATCATTATTTTCTTGGTGTAATATATAGTCATTCGATATTCTTCTCGCTGTCGTAGAGTCCAAAACTTGGTTTCCGGTTCTTGGGTCTCTTAGTCCGGAAAGCTGTTCTAAATAGTGCGATTGTTGGACCTCTACTATACCGGAATTTAAATCTGGAATATCTCCTGGTTCGCTGTCGTTGGACTCTCTGTCCATTTCTATATCAGAGATTTTTTTGACTTCTCCCGCGATGCCGGTCAACCCAACTCGGTCGCGAGCGTGCGAGCCAAAGCTGCATTCGATTTTTGTATCCAACGTTGAGCCGTTAAAGGTAGTTGTGACGCCCAAAATAGTGTAGTAGCCCCCCAAACCGATCTTGAAAGCTGGGGATTCTAGATCTGTTGGAGAACCAAAACCAATATTGCTTGGATTAATGAATATTTGACTCCCAGGAAGAAATAAGTTGTTGCCAACCATGCTAATGCTTGCATTATATGGCATTTTCAACTCATCATAAGTGCCAACCTGGTTTGTCATAAGCTGCTCTTGCGCAAAAGGAACGTCAAAACGAGAAAAGCTTATTTCTTTTATGAGACCGCGGTCCTTGCCCAGGAGGAAGTGATATACACCATTCTTAGAGTCTTCATCAACCTTGCCAGAACCATCACGGGCAAGAGACCGGTCGACTGCCTGATGAATAACCACATAATCTGCTTCATCTTTTATATTTGAAGCTCTAAAATTCTTTTGTCCCGATGGGACGTCAACGGGGTCTATCTGTTTCCTCTTTTTTAGCGACTTTCGAAGATCTGGTCCTGAATAGTTAACACTTGTCACTTGGGGAGCACTATCAACAACCCTCGATGCTATGCCGGCGTTTGCCCACTCTTTTCCAAAAGCAGAAGGAAGTAAAGAACTCACGCAATCCTCTATAAAAGAAGTAACTGTATAGCTGTTGCGATAAGAATTAATTATTTTATCAAACATAAACTGTTGATATGTCTCTAGGGATATCGGAATATCTGCTAAATTCATTCTGACGTCAGTACTTCCTGCAGAAGCTGTTTCTGAATAATTAGTAAATTCAACATCTGCGAGCAGAACCCTGAAGGTTCCCAGGCGAGTTATTGCATCCTGCAGTGTTTTGTTTATTTTTTCTTTTTCATCTTTAGATTTTTGAGAAAAAGTGTGTAAATCAGCTAAATCCATCTCTGAAATTGCAAGACTTTTCGATATTGACAGTCTCTCTTCTTCTGTTTTTGACAAAAAATCAATAGACTCTATTTGAGAAGATTTTTGGAGCAACAGTTGCGCGTTGGTTAGGTTCGAAAAAGCCTTTTCGAAAAACGAATCCAGCAAATCACCAAAAGTAACATAATACACTCTCCTGACAGAACTGTCCATCTCTTTTATGCTTTCCTCTATGGACTTAGACTGCTCCGATTCGAGTGAGGCGCCCGGTGGGGACGGAGTTCCGGGGTTTTCAATGTCTGACTCTGGATCTGTTTTGTGTTCTGTTGCCTCCTTATCCAATAGATCTATTCCCAGTTTATTGTAAGTTAGTAAGTACTCCTTGTTGGTAAGAACAGAATGAATTCTGTTAGTCTCTTCAAGAAAATTCATGACTTTTCTAATCTCAATGGCTTTTCTTAACTGACTCTTTCTCACGGATTCTGGAGGTTCTTTGTCCTTCTTTTTGCCTGTTGATTCTAGGTTTTTTTCGGTTGCTGAAAGTAGTTGATATATATTTGCTCTTTTTAAAACATCTATCGGATTGTCTACAGCGCTGTATATACGGTTTCTAATTGCATTGTCAATTCGGGCAGTGTATTCTATAGCAATGTTAGCGCTACCGTTTTGATTTACATTAATTGTGTGTTGGATTACATTCATCCTGATCGATAAATTCGAGCTTTGTATTTCTTTTATTTCTTCTTGTGTAAAAATGCCCATTCTATTACTTGGTATAACATACCCTAAAGTTACAGCTATCTCAATGGGTCTAGCGAAGTCGCCAGATGTCAATGTTGACCCATTGGGTGACTTTTTGGTCGTTGAGCCGGCGATTGATATTGTAAAAAGGTCGACTAATGGGGCATAACCAGGAGAAACATCAAATAAGTTTGCGATGTTTTCAACATATAGATCCATGGTCGCTTTTAAATATTTTGGCGCTGTAAACGGATCTGTTCCCATAAAATCAACAGAAAAACTCTTCACTCCGGAGCCTCGAAGTCGGGCTGGCTGATCTAGAGACGCTGCAGTGTCGGATACCACAGAGACAGGAAAGTAAAAAGGAGTGAAAATTTCGCCTTCGACTTTGTAAAACCTCAACTCTGGCACTAGTGCGCTTATTTTGTGAGTTTCTAGGTTGAAAAAATTAGCCTTTATTAGCTTGTTACCAGAAGAGTCTTTTGCGTTGTACACCTTTGACATAACAGCCTGTGGGTTGTATCTTCCTACAAGCTTATGTACACCCAGGACATTTTTCCCACCTTGGGCGGCTAGCTTGCTTTTAGCTAAAGATCCAGCACTATAGCCTGCCAAAAACATCAAATATGCTTGAGGGTGGAAATTGTTTAGCTGAAATTTATCTTTCTTTGCCATGTTCTTTCTTTTTTACCTTTCTCTTGTTGCTATTCTTATGGCAACATCGAGTTCTTTCGGTATGTAAACTGTGTCGCCCACCTTAAAGTGTGCGTCCGTTGGCTTATTGTTATACCAGGCAATTATCCACCAATGATCTGTGTCTCCGTAAAAGTCATATGCAAATTTATACATTTTATCACCGGATTTGAATATCCTTTGAACATGATCAATCTCTTCTCTCAGTTCAGTTTCTGTTGGAGATGGGTAAAACACTCTTTCAAGCGTTTTTACAACATCAACATCTTTTCTAGAGTGAATAAACTCTCTAGATTTGCTGTCTATAACTGTCGTTAGTCTATAATCGTTTCTATTTCTCATATTTTATACACCTAATTTAAAGCCCGGTCTTCTTTGGCAGAGTCTAGAGCTGCATTTTGGTCTCCTCTGGAGGATTCGGCGTTAGTATCTTCTACTGTAGCATATGGATATCCATTTGTCAAGAATTCAGAATTTGTAGAATCCCATCCGAGGGGGGATTCATGTTGCGGGGTAAATCCAAAACTTACTGACACCTCTTTTGGGTAAACCTCGCCGTTCAGCCCGATAAAGTATCCCGGGTCTGATTCGGGACTATAAGTAAACCCGTCAATACAACCAAGAAGACTGCCATCGCCGTCAGCTGACTGGATCAAGTTTGAAAATTTAACTCTCAATAGTGGGGGCGCCTTTAATGTTCTGCCTAGAGACGCGCCGGAGCCGTCTAGCGGCGCGCTGTAAACTGGGTACAACATCTTAATCATTGTTTGTATGTTGTTCAAGTTTTCTTTTGCGTGATTAAAGCTAACAGACAGAATCTTAAACCCAAGTCTTATGTTCCTAGTGGTGCCCTCATACGGTTTTATAGGGTCGTTACGTCCGAAAATCTGCTCATTGCCCCACGAGACAGTGTATTGGTCCTGATATTCTGTTAAAATCCCAGGAAAAGCTACCGTTTTGCCTGTTGCAACATGCGTTATAAAAATTTCTTGATTTTTGCTTTTTGCTACTTCATTGACATTCGTAAAGCTCATCTACCCTATACCTCCTTTTTTGTTGGCAACCCTGATTAGTTACTTACCTTCCCGGAACTCTTGGGGCAAGGTCCAATCTTCCAACCTTACTCTCTAGATCCATAGTGACTTTAAGCCCTCCGGAGAATGCTTCTCCGATGCTTTGCCCAACCTTTGACCCAAACGCTGTTAGAAAAGGACTATCTGCAGCGATGGCTCCGCCTCCGGCGACTGCCGCGGCGAGACCTCCTTTTTTAAACATTTCCAACATACTAGCATTAACCTTATCCATCTCATTGATCTTCTTTAGAGCAGCGTCTGCCATGACTTCTGCTGCTGATTTTTTGCGTCCTACGCCCATGACGTCCGTTCTGTCGCGGCGGGAAGTGTCTACTAGACCCATAATACTGCCTGCGGAAGTTAAGACTGATTGTTCTAGGGTTAATCCGGATTTTCGAAGTGCTCCAAATGTGCCATTCATTTCCAGAAGCGATTCGGTTGCCTGGCGTGAGCGAGTTGCCATATCTAGGGCAAAGCGCTTAAAAACTGTATCTGTTTTTCTGATTCTACTCTCTAACATATCTAGAGAAGTGTCCAAAGCTTTTGATTTCAGCGCGGTTGGATCTTTAGCTTCAACTGCCTTCATGACTCCTGCCTCGTCGATCTTAAGGTCTCCCCGTAAAAACTTCCTAACTTCCTCAACAGAACCCAACCCCATTGTGTCCTTTAGCGCCAGCAACTCAAACTTGCCCATATCTTGAACATTTCGACCAGATTCCATTATGGCGTTTCTAACTTTTTCAGCTCTCTCCATCTCTGTCATTGTTAGAAGCTCCATGCTGTTAAACGCTGACTTACCCAGAATCTGATTTAATTGACCTGCTTTTTGGGCTGAACCTTGAAAAGTGTCCAGAGAACTTCCGAACGCCCTTGTTAAGCTATCGAAAGAAACCCCGGTGGTTGCAGACATTTTTTGCAACCCAATAAAAGTGTCCATCATCTTGTCTGCAGAATAAGCAAAGTTTTGTTGAGCATCACGGAAATTTCTAGAAAACTCATCAGCACTTACAGGAATCTCTCTCTGCACTTGAATCAATGTAGAGGTCAATCCCTCGATTTCTTGCTTGTTCATATTGAAGGAGAACGCAGCAGAGTCGACTATTTCTGAAAAGTCTCTCATGTTAAACCCTGACTCTTGTAACAACACAGACGATCTTACCAATGACTTTTGAAGATCTTCGCCGGCGATGACAAAAGCTTTTGTTCCCGAAGTTAGTTGGCTCATTACGCGTTCGGCGCCGCGAGTGGTGCCAGTTAGCTTCAAACTTTCTTTATTAGCTAGCGAGACAGCTTTGGAGATATCGAACATCTCCCCAGTGAAACCAGCCCTCATGAAATCTTTTTGAGCTTCGTTTGCAGTCTGGATAGATTCTGCTATCTGACTGAAGGGGTTCGGGATATCTTTCATTCCCTGACCGAAAGATTCTAGGAAGTCTTCACCGGTACGGACGGTGGAATCGATAACATTTTTACGCGTTTCAGAAAACCTTCCTATCCCAGCATCATCGCTGCCTCCGCCGCCGGGGCTGGGGAGGCGGACACCAGCATCTGCGAGAGCGTCGGAAAAATCCCTTCTCTCGCGTCTGCTGGAGGTTCTTAGTGCTTCTATAATTTCGCTTATTCGTAAACCCATTATCTATGTTTCTCCATAAACTAAATAGGCAAAAAAATAATTATGATTAGTCTTTATCTTCGTGATCCTTTAGGATACGCTCGATAAACCAACTACGGAGGGGTACAGGCAAACTATATGCCTCAACAAAAGACATGTTAGCGTGCTTCATTAAGATGTAGATCGATTCGTAAGTTACCTTTTCTACATAATCATTAGAGAGACCAAAACCAGCCCACAGAGAAGGGCACCTCCCTTTCCGCTATTGCAGAACAGTTTGGGCACTCTATCTCTTGAGTTGTGTCGAACTTTGGTATATTAATATTGTGAACATATTTTATGCGGCGCGCATCAGCTGCTGGTAATACATCTATTAATTGGGATAATATTGTTGGGTCTGTTTCTCCCTCAGCTGACACAAGTGTCCTTCTAATAAATTCAATTGTTTCACTATGTGGCAGATTTAACTTCTCTTTTCTCTCTTTTGCTTGTTGCAGGTATATTTGATCACTCTTTGAGAGCATTCTAAGAACAACATTGATGTTTGAAACGGGCAATGTTGTGGTTAAAGTCCTGCTGTTTGCGTCATATTTCCACTTATCGCTATCAGTAATCGTAAACTTTTGCTGTTCATTCTTTTCCAGCATCTTCGAAAGGCTGACCTCAGCCTGTGAAGTTTGCCCGCAACTTTCACAGTTAAGGGAAATTTCTACAGTATCCCCGTACCCCGATTTAAGAACATTGATAAGCAGGGCTACTTTATCACAATCTAAAAGATCCTCACTATTGATTCCTGGGGTGATCATTAGGGAATCTAGAAGTCGATCGAAGACAATGCCTCTATCTATAAAACTCTCATTAATTAAGATGTCCTCTTCTTTTGCAGTCATTGCCTTTATCTCTATTGATGCAATGCCACTTAATGGGCTACCTTCTTCATAAAAATCGCCCCCGCTTGGGAGGTGCACTATCTCTGTTGGAACAACAAAAGAAAGCCCAAAAGGGCTTTGTCTTTGTTGTGGTTGAGATGGTGTTGTTGTGGGTTGTGGGTTTTCTTGTTTTGCCTGTTGTTCTTTTGTTACAGGCATTTTTCTTCTATTCGAATTTCGCGACATGTTTCCTCTTGTCTTTAAACTAATAATTAACTAAAAAATCGTCCGCGTCCGCCAGCTTCAGAACCGGCGTCGCCTATATCTGCGGATCCGCCTCGACCGGGGCGTGGATTATTGAGATCCCAAACTTGTGAGCCTGCATAACTTTGCCCGTCGTTGGATCGACCCTCTATTGTTGCAAAGTCGTAAGTTATGTTAACCTGAATGTTTAACATCTCTTCGACCCCATAATCTAGATTCCCGAAATCAACAGATGTTAAAAGCGGATTTTTTATAACCCAAGTCTCAATGCCGAGACCGTTGGAGTCCCTTTTCCCGTCTGGACCAAGCTGAGCTAGTTTTATTTCTCCGCCCAATGAATCAATCATATTCTCTTTTGAGATTGTTACAGCTTCAGCTTCACGATATTCGGTTGGTATAACATAGCCAGATTTTTCTAGAATAGCATAAAGGCTTTTTGTGGAGTCGGGAGACACAGGGTCCACAATTGTAATATCAATTGGGTTCCAAGTTACCCGTCCTGGGTAGTTGAACTCATAGTTTAAAAACTGGTGCTTTGTCATACCGACGGCGAAACTTGGTTTTTTCACAGACTTTACAATAAACTGTGGTACGCCTGACCAATACAAGAGCCATCTAAACCCTCTTTTTGGCTCTACTGATTTTTCACTCCAAAATGCCATTATAATAAATCTCCTATTAATATATATCAAATATATTTATTTTTTAATGATTTAATCGTCGAAACTAGCTCCAGACCTCGTTATAACAAAGTCAACCGCAATAAACTCAATTGCTCTTGCTGGCTTTAGAAAGATCTTGGCATACATGATATTTCTATCTACAAGATCTGGCGTAGTGGTTGAGGAATCCAAAACCACCTTAAAGTCAGTCAAGCCGAGTCTAGTTTTTACGCTTTCCAAGAAAGGCACAACCTGACCGGTAAACCTAGCCCATGTTGCTGGTACGTTTTGGTCAAACAAAAGACCACTTGCAATTCTTGAAATTTCTTTCTTAACAAAAATCAACAAACGTCGAACGTTAATACGATCAAGTGCTGATGGGGTCATCTGCAAAGTCTTTTGCCCGAAGACAACCAGCCCTTCCGAAACAAAAGAAGCGATAGGGTTTATATTTGCATCATAGAGTGAGTCTCTCTGAGATGACATCAGCTGCTCTGATGCCTGCAACACTGGCAAACCTGCGTTTCCTTCATTTAAACCACCGCGGTTGAATCCTGCAGGGGCAAACCAGACTTCGTCTTTCTGCTCTGTATATCCCATTACACCAAGGGCAACGACTGAGGGGGGTGCCCAGATATCTTTAGAGTTAATAGTGTCTCTAACCTTTACCCACGGATAATAAGAAGCACCATAGCTTGAGTTGATCTGCCTTGCTTTCAAGGC